TGTACCCCCTCACCAAATCCGCCGCCGCGACATAGTACGTGGTGCCGCCAATGACGATGGTGCCGTAGGCGGAGTTAACGTACTGCGCGGTCATGGCCTCCGTAGTGGTTCCGGCGCTGGCCGTCAGGGCGGTATCGCTGTAATAGGTTACGCCGCTGTCCACGATGTAGCCGTTGCGCTGGTTAATTGGGTCCGCAAAGTACCAGTTGTCCAGCAGGTTCGGATTACTATGCTGGTACCCCACCCACTCCCCGGTCGTGGGGCTGTACAGGGAGCACAGGGCGTATTGCAGGTCATAGTTCGGCGGGTCGTTCAGCACCCAGTTGCCCGAGGCGTCCTGGTGGGCAAGGGTCTGACGGTCGCCGATTTCCAGCTTACAACTGGAAATCGTAACAGAGGTCGATTGCGTAACCCCTGCTGGAATTACAATACCAATAGTATTCCTGCCCGATTCTACGATAAATGTTGCAGATATAATTCCGGTTTTGTTTGCAGTTTGAATATTGACTGCATTTGCAAGATCTTCAGAGGAATACCACATGCTTGGATATGCGCCAGAATCTGATGGAGAGACGTCCACAACTTCAGCAGAAAACGTAACAGTCTTGCCAACAAAACTATCTAGTGCTGGAACATTATACCAAAATCCACCGTATGCAGCAGGATAACCGGGTATCGGAGTGCTTGTAAGCCGTATTCCGGATGACGTTAAATATACATTTGCCGGTACCGCTCCCCATAGAGTTCGCCCAAACCACTGATCTGGGCCATATTGCGCATCTATCAGGCTATATTGGGATTGCTCATTCCGATTTACGGGGTGCCGAAAATCCCAGTTGATAATCAGATTTGGGTTGCTCACGAACCTGACCGGCGTTTTTTTCATCTGCCCGCCGTCCGCCGCGTCCACGATGGGAATATAATCCCGCTCGCCGGGCGCGGACTTAACCTCCGCGGTATCCTCAATCCACCCCAAACGCGCCAGGGGGTAGTCAATGGTGTGGTTGCCGTTCTCGTCTATGCCCTGCGTCACCACGTCCCGCTCAATGGTTGCCATAGGCTATATCCTCCTTTTTGATTTTTCCTGGAGGCGGCGAAGGCCGCCCCCCTGTGCCTGTTCTGCTTACGCGCCCTCGGCGGCGGTAACCACCCGGATAAACAGGTCGCCGTTCTGCATCCCACTGGGGGCGGTTTCGCCTACCCACACCTTGCCGGCGGAATCCAGGCGGACCTTGTCTGCGGCGCTCATCAGACCGTTGGCGGTGCTGGTGGCGGTGGGCTGGGCGTCAATAGCCGCTTTCACCGCCGCCTCCGTCGCCAGGGTGTCCGCGTCCGGGGCCGCAGCCAAAGCCGCACCGCCGATCTTCTTTCCGCTGTCGGCCAGGCCGCCCCCGGCGTCCAGGGTGGGAAGGTTCCCGGCGGTGGCCCCGGTCACCTTGTCCAGCTTGCCAGTGAGGTCCACGGTGGTGTCGTCCAGCAGTTCCATGCTGTCCCCGGCCTCCCCGGCCACCTTGGCGTAGATGTCGTAGTGCCTGGTTTTGGCGTTCTTCACCAGGTACAGGGTGTTCTCCCTGGCGTCCGCCACGTCGGGCACGGCGTCGGCCTTCTCAAAGTGGGCGTGGCCGCTGGCGGAGATCGCACTGGCAATCGCGGCGTTCATAGCGCTGGTGGTGGGCACACTGGAGACGCTGCCGCAGATGGCGGTCAGGGCGTCGGACAGGCTCATGACCGCGCCGTTGTAGGTGACCTCCACATTGGCGGATTTGACCAGCAGGGCTTTCAGTTCGTTCTCCAGCTTGATCTGTTCCAGGTAATACTTCGTGTTAGCCATTTTCCTGTTCCTCCGTTTTGATTAAGATTGTACCGTCGGGGGCTGTGTCCCCGTGTGTACTCATGTTCTTAGCGTCGTACAGGACGCCGCTGACGACCACACCGGCCTCTGTACCACCGGTGTACGGCCCCGTTTCCAGGGCAACGCTGGCAATCTCATTCCCTCCGCCTCCCGCACCGTAGTCAGGTTTGCCCGGGTCACGGGGCCGGACGGCGGCTACAAGGTGCCGCCAGGGCATCTGCACCTCCGGAATCCGCCCGCCGTCGTCCAGGGAAGCCGCGCCTCCGGGCACACCCAGATCATCAAAGGTAACGAGGCCGGAAGGTGCGGAAACCTTGACCTCCAACTCGTCGGAAAGCACCAGCACCAGCGGAAGGTTCCACACACAGGGCGGCGTCCCCTCGTGGTACTGCGGCACCGGCTGCCTGTAATCGCCCAAGGTGCCGTAGAGCAGGTCCGTATCCTCCCCCGTCTCCGGATCCTTGATGTACACAATGAACTCCGAAAGGTAGAAGGTTTTCACCTCCGGGTGTTTGCTGTTGGCGTACTGGATGGTAAAGGAAAAGTGGTCGTCCTTGTGGCGGAACGCTCCCACCGTCCCCTCCGCCACATATTCCAGAAGCTCGTGCTGGTCGGCAAGGTTTGCAGTCTCGGAGATCTTCCCGCTGCCGAAGGCCACCCGGCAAATGTCAGGCGGTTTTTTCAATGCCATGCAGGCGGCAATGGCAGCCCTCCCGTTGGTGGTTGTTTTGAATCCATAGTCCATTGTCCTTAATCCTCCTTATGTTCCGCCGCCGGGGCGGCTGAAATGACCGCGTATGTTCCTCCCATCCGTGTTTCGGACCGGAAGCAAGGGTTGTCCGCCTGTCCCGGCACTGGAAAAGACGTTTTGGCGGAGAAGCCGCCGCCCATACGTACGGCACCCTCCATGGTCTGGCTGTCCGGTGCTTCCGGTACGGGGATCGTGGGCAGGACCGCCCCGCCGCCGCCCGTGCGGACAGCATCTTCAAACCGATACGTGTCAGGAACCTGCGGGACGGCGAACCGGACAGCCGCACCCATGCCGCCGCCCAGCCGCAGCACCGCGGGCCGCTTGGCCTCCACCGTGTAGCGAATCTCGTCCAGGTGGTCTCGGAGGCTCTGGTAGTATCTCGCCAGATCCAAAACGCGGGCCTGTTTCTCCAGGTTTGCCGTGCTCTCGCTTGCGTTGATCTCAAACCGGAAGTGGTACGGCTCCCCGCCGTCATACTCAAACCACGGCTTCGCGCAGGAATTGGGATAAACAGCGGAGATAGCCTCGTCCACCGCCGCTTTTGTCCCAAGATGCTTGTGAACCCGCCAGGAGCTTTTCAGCGTCCGCCGCTTTTCCTCCAAGGTATAATTCGCGTCCCACCAGTCCACCTTGAAGTCGCGGGCCAAGATGTCCAGCAGTTTTTCCGGCAGCTGGTCAATCCTCGGATAAAGGGAAAGGCAGCTGATTTCCGCCGGACGCCGTGCCAGGACCTCCGCCGTCACGTCGCCCAACGCCGCGATCTTCTGGCTTTTCCGTAGTCCGACAGGGAACACGGACAGAAGGTTTTCCTTGGTCAATCCATGGGTATTACTCATTTTCGTAACCCCCATTTGTGATCGTGACGTTGCCCAGCGCGGCCACCTGGGGGACAGTTTGGTTGCTTCCATCTTGGAGAACCGTAAAGGCCGGAGCGGTCAACTCCAGCCTTTTAATGCCCGTTGCCATGAGGAGGCGGTAAAGCTCGGATGGGTTGATGTCCCGGCCCAGTTTGGCGCTCTGCCAAGAGCTGTATTGCGCTACCGCCGTCTCCACATCGGCGGCAATCTCCGCCGCGCTCTTGGTACCCCCGTTTTGCAGGTAGTAGGTAAAGGTCACATCATAGTGAACGATCTCCGGGTCCTCAACAGATACAAAATCCGTCAGGGGCCGCACGTCGTCGGCGCTGCACGCCGCCAGTACCTGGGCTTTCAATTCCTCAGTGGCAATCGTGCCGTCGTCCATCAGGACGTACAGCTTCACCACCCCCGGCGTCGGGGATGCCGCGATCACGTCCGCGATCTCCGTGGAAACCTGTTTCGCGAAGTAGATGTACCCGCCCCGCGCCCCGGCGCAGCTGTAGCCGTCCATGCTGGCCCGCATCAGCTCGTAGTATTCCTCATCCGTGGCAGCGTCTGCACCGCCGTCCGAAACGGTGATGTTGGAGCACTCCGAGTAATAGTCGTAGATGTCCACCGGCTTATTGATCTGCCCCACGGCGTAGCCGTTGCCTGCGGTCCCGGCGGTCTGGCAAG